TGAAGAGATTGATTTGTCCTGGCAACTTCAGTCCATGCCCATGAAACATACTTGTGAATACAGTGGTAAAGTTACTGAATACAAAGCTGAATTCAGTGTGGCTGATGATGCATATAAGAAGTTCAAGAAGTCAGCTCAACGTGAAGTGAACTACCTGGTCAAGGAGTTTGAGTGTAAGAAGTCAGCTGACGCATATGCTCGAGCTACTGTATCGAAGACTGGTGTTCTTGACTGTACTAAACTTCATACCTACAAGTACAACGAAGACCTGTTCCGTAAGGTCAGTGTTCTTCCTGACGGACAGAATCACGGTCTTATCTTCATTCTTGATTGGTCTGGTTCGATGGGTCAATGTATTCTTGACACCATCAAACAACTGTTCAATCTGGTGTGGTTCTGTAACAAGTGTAATATCCCCTTTGATGTCTACGCTTTCACCAACTCTTACCTCTGGAATAGTGAGGATGAAGCAGTAGAGAATAATTCAATGGATTGGGAGAACAACAAACTCTTTGTCCATAAAGATTTCAACCTCCTCAATCTTCTGACTGGTAATGTCAAACGTAAGGAACTTGAGAAACAGATGTTGAGTATCTGGAGAATTGTTTACAACATGCGTCAATGGACTGACTATCAAATTCCTAGTGGTTATGGTCTGTCTGGTACTCCTTTGAATGAGACACTTGTTTCTCTTCATCAGATTATTCCTCAGTTCCAGAAGAACTATGACCTTCAGAAAGTTCAATGTGTGATTCTGACTGATGGTGAAGCAAACCACCTCCCATACTGTAAACCTTGGATTTCTACAAGAGATGGTGAAGAACGAGAAGGAACATCCAATCTGATTCGTGGTCACTCCTATCTTCGCAATCGTAAGACAGGACACACTTACAAGGTTGGTGATTACTTCTACCAGTTCACTGAACTTCTTTTGACTGACTTGAAAGAATCTTTCCCATACACTAACTTTATTGGTATCCGACTTGCTGGAGCTCGTGACATCAACTCGATGGTCCGTCGTTACACTGGTGAAGATTCCTCTAAATCAATCAGGAAGGACAAGTTCTTCTCACTGAAAACTTCTGGTTATGATTCTTATTTCTTGATGGTTGATCAGTCTCTCTCCAATGAAGTTGAGTTTGATGTTGAGGAGGGAGCGACCAAAGCCAAGATCAAGTCCGCTTTTGCTAAGAATCTTAAATCCAAGGCTCTAAATAAAAAAGTGTTAAGTCAGTTCATGGACCTGGTCTGTTGACCAGTTGACGAACTGTCCCAAGGGGGGTCGTCTGGACCCTCTTCATCCTTTATAATGACTTTGTTGAAACGAACCACTATGGCACTCTCCACTGAATACGTCACCAGCTCTCTTCAGTCCCTCTACGGTAACAACATCACTACATCTGATATTCGTGCATGGTGTGCAATGAATGGTCACAACTATGTGACTGTCACTAAGAAACTTGGTGATTTCAAAACTGGTCGTGGTAAGTGGAACCTGACTATTCAGGAGAAACTTGAAGAAACCTATCAGGCTCCATCCGCAGAACCCGCTATTGTCCAAAACTTGATTCCTCAGAAAGATGATACCTTCGTCCAGTTTGGTAACTTCAAAGATATTAAAAAGATTATTGCGTCCCGTCTTTTCTACCCTACGTTTATCACGGGTCTCTCGGGCAACGGTAAAACGTTTGGTGTCGAACAAGCCTGTGCCCAACTCAAAAGGGAGTTGATTCGTGTCAACATTACCATCGAAACTGATGAAGACGATCTTATTGGTGGTTTTCGTCTTGTTAATGGTGAAACTGTTTGGCACAATGGTCCAGTCATCGAAGCTCTGGAACGGGGAGCTGTACTTCTTCTAGACGAAGTTGACCTGGCATCTAACAAGATTCTGTGTCTCCAGTCTATTCTGGAAGGTAAGGGTGTCTTCCTCAAGAAGATTGGTAAGTTCATCCAACCTAAGGAAGGATTCAACGTATTGGCTACAGCCAACACCAAGGGTAAGGGTTCTGATGATGGACGATTCATTGGTACTAACGTTCTGAACGAAGCATTCTTGGAACGATTCCCTGTCACCTTTGAACAAGAGTATCCGTCTCCTGCAACCGAACTGAAGATTCTTCAGGGTGTTGCTCGTGACCTTAACGTGGTTGCTCCTGACTTCTGTAAGCGTCTGACTGACTGGGCTGACATTATCCGTAAGACCTTCTATGATGGTGGTATCGAAGAAGTTATCTCCACCCGTCGTCTGGTTCATGTGATTCGAGCTTACTCTATCTTCGCCGATAAGAAAAAAGCACTTGAGGTTTGTACTAATCGTTTCGATGATGAGACCAAGTCTTCGTTCATGGAACTGTATGACAAGGTTGATGTTGACTTCCAACTTGACCAAGAGGAGGAAGTCTGATATACTAATGACAAACTCTTGGTCTTTATTATACGAAGAATTGAACATGTCTAATCAAGATTTCTGGATCGACGATGGTATCAGTCTGACTGGTAACCCTGGTCCTTATGCAGCTGACACAGTGTCCTTTAGTAGTTTCTATGGAGGAGCAGCTCAAGATACATTGAGCTTTGTTGACCCTGGAAGCTCAGCTCCTCCCGTTGTTATCGGTGGTTCCCGTGTACCTGGTGCTATGGGTGATGACCACATTACCTTGGGTAGTGTCAATCTGGACAATCCAGCACAAACTCAGTGGAAGTACAATGAGAACGAGATTCTCAAGGAACTCACTGGATACATCACGGCGACCTACAATCAACATTACTCTTCTGACAAGATTCAAACCCTAGACCTTATCGAATCTTGTGGTGATGGTGAAGCTTTCTGTCGTAGTAACATTCTTAAGTATGCATCCCGATATGATAAGAAAGGAACTGCACGACGTGACATTTTGAAGATTATGCATTATGCTGTACTTCTGATGTACTTCAACGACAAGAACACCCCGACCGAGACCTATAATCAATGAACATGAAACTGAGTGAAAACACTGTTAACCTTCTGAAGAACTTCTCTTCTATCAACCAATCTATCCTCTTCAAAGAGGGTCAGAAACTTCGTTCTATCTCTGTGATGAAGAACATCCTGGTTGAGGCAAATGTATCTGAGGAGTTCCCTAAGGATTTTGGTATCTACGATCTGAACCAGTTCCTCAATGGACTGAGTCTCCACCAGAGTCCTGAACTGGACTTCAAGAATGATGAGTATGTTGTTATCCGTGAGGGTAAGCGACGTTCTAAGTTCTTCTTCGCAGATCCTTCTGTGATCGTTGCTCCTCCTGAGAAAGAGATCTCTCTCCCCTCTGAGGATGTTGAGTTTGTCCTGACAGCTCAAGACCTTCAACAACTCAAGAAGGCAGCATCTGTCTATCAGGTTCCTGATATCTCTGTCATTGGTGAAGCTGGTGTTGTTAAGCTGGTAGCTCGTGACAAGAAAAACGACACCTCAAATGACTTTGAGATTGTTGTTGGTGAGACCGATCTTGAGTTCGTCTTCAACTTCAAAGAAGAGAACCTAAAGATTGTTCCTGGTAACTATGATGTAGTTGTTTCTGAGAAACTTCTGTCCCGTTTTGTCAATCAAAATCAAGATGTCACCTACTATATTGCACTTGAGCCTGACTCGACCTTCGGTTGATATTTGTATGAGGATTGTAGGCAGTGGTCTGGTGATCATTGCCTATTTTATTGTCATCCATGTTGATGTGATGATTGGAGTGACTACACACTTTATAGCTGATCTCATTTCGATTCCTTACTTCATTAGGACGAAGTCATGGGACGTGGTTATAATGTTGACATTCCTACTAGCGATTTCATTATCTAAATTGTTATGAACATCTTTGTGACTGATCCTGATCCCCTGAAGTCAGCTAGAGTTCTACCTGACAAACACATTGTCAAGATGCCTCTAGAGACATGTCAAATGTTGGCAATCGTCTGTTCAGAGAAGTGGGGTCATGGATTTGGAACCCTCCCTAAAGCGGATGGAGAACCCTACAAGACCACTACAGGTGCCTTTAGGAATCATCCATGTACTATCTGGGCAAGCTCCTTTGTGAACAACTGGAGGTGGCTACTCGCTCATGGATTCGCTCTATGCAATGAGTATGCATTGAGGTATGGTAAACCACATACTTGTTTCAATACCCTTCAGGCGGCAAACGAGATTCTCCCATGTGCAGATCCACAAGGTCGTAGTGGTAAAGGTCCGACACCTTTTATCTTTGCGGGACCTGACGAGTTCAAGTATGATGAGACTATTGACATCTACACAAAATACAAGATGTACATCGCATCCAAACCTTGGGTCAAGGATAACTACCTTAGACTCCCCGACCGTAAACCAGAATGGGTATGACTAATCCACTAAGTGTAGTAAAGAACACTCGAAAAACTTACAGCAAATACCTTGAGAAGGTAATCACTGAAGTTCAAGTTCAGTTTGCTGATGAGACACCAGCATGGATTCCTTATGAAACCTTACTGGCTATCAAAAAGACCACTAATTGATTTTATATTATGAGTCG